GCGCATCGACTACATCCTCGGCATCCCTAAAGGCGACGGGCACGAGTGGGAAAACGTCCGCGTCCAATTCTTCGGGCGGATGTTTCAGACATTCGGCGCGATCGAACAGGGCATAGAAGAAAACGTGCCGGGACCATGGCATAAAAAAATCCGGTGCATGAGGGCAGATTAGATGCCAAACATAAAATTTAAACTGAACAGCGCCGGGGTTCGCGCCCTGCTGCAGTCCAGCGAAGTTTCGGACATGGTCTCCGAGGTTGCCGCGAACGTAGCACGGAACGCCGGTGAGGGCTTCGAAGTCGATACCCAGTCGGGAAAGTTCCGAGCGATTGCGCGCGTTAAACCGGTGACAAAATCGGCAAGGGATGCAACGTTCAAAAATAACGCGTTATTGAAGGCATTGCACAAATGATAGAACAGAAAATTTACGAGTATCTGAAGGACGAATTTTCGGGCTCGGGTGTTGAAGTTTTCATGCAGACACCCGATCCGAACCCGGTTCCAGATTACCGCGCGCCGTTTATCGTTGTCGAAAAGACCGGCGCAAGCGTGGAAAATTGGGTAGCCGAGTCGACGTTCGCCGTACAGTCATACGCGCCGACATTGTTCGAAGCCGCGAGCCTGTCCGAACAGGTTGTTAAAACCATGTTCGGCGCGATCGCGTTGGACAACATCACGCGGGTTGAACTTAACAGCGAGTATAACTTCACGGATACGGAAACGAGACGGCCGCGCTATCAGGCCGTTTTTGACGTTACGCATTATTGCGAATACTGAAAGGGGAAACAATGAGCGATATTTCAAAAATTGCGGTTGGTAAGCCCAAGACAGGCGGAGCGCTTTATTATGCGCCCAAGGGAACAGCGGTCCCCACGGATGCAACAACCGCGCTCGGCTCGGGATTTACCGGAACCGGTTATATTTCCGAAGACGGTCTGACCCAGGAAATCACACGCGACAGCGAAGACATTAAAGCGTGGGGCGGTGATACCGTTCTGACAACTCAGACCGAATACAGCGAAAAATTCACGTTCTCATTACTTGAAACAATGGACGCGAACGTGAAAAAACTTGTATACGGTGACGCAAACGTTACCGAAGAAAACGGCGCAATTACAGCAATTTCGAACAGCACCGAACTTGCGGAGCACGCCATGGTCTTCGAAATGGTTCAGGCCGGAAGGGCGGTCCGCCGTGTTATCCCGTGCGGTAAGGTTTCCGAAATTGGAGAAATTACGTATGTGGACGGCGAACCGGTAGCCTATGAGCTGACAGTCACCGCACTTCCGGATGCAAGCGGCAACGCGTCCTACGAATACACAGCAGCCGCGTAATTGAGACATGGAAAAAGAAAAGGGCAGAACAAAATCCGGTTTTGAATTTGAAATAGACCGGGGCGCGATCGATATGGAATTGCTCGACGAACTGGCCGACATGCAGGACAACCCAGCGCTCACAGGGCGGGTGCTTGCGCGCCTTTTAGGCAAAGACCAGAAACGCGCATTATATGACCATATCCGCGACGAAAACGGCCGGGTCCCGATCGACAGGGCGGCGGCTGAACTTGTGGACATTTTCGGAGCATTCGAAAACGGAAAAAATTCCTAGCCCTTGCCGCTATGATGCACGCCGACCGTAACGCGTTACTTTGCGATATGGCGGAAACGTATCATATATATTCGCTTGAATCGCTGCCGCCTGAAACGGTGGCGATTCTTGCGTGCGGTTTAAGGGCAGAAAGCAGAATCAAACAGAAACTAACCGGCGTTAATGTGGCGCCGGATATTTTACTATTAGCGCACGCCGTGGACGCGCTCCGGATCCTTGTTTGGCAACGGACAAAGGACGGGCGCAAAGGCCATAACAAACCGCAAAGTATTGCGGACGGCCTTCTCGGCATCGAAAAGCCAAAGCGGAAAAAAACAGCCGTTACCGCATTCGATACCCCGGAAGACTTCGAGCGGACGCGGCGCGAAATCATAGAAAGGGCGGTGCGGAATGGCTAAAGATATTGGAACAGCCTACGTACAAATAAAACCGACTACCCAAGGAATCGCCAGCGACCTTCTCGACGTAATGAGCGGGGCAGCGGGCACGGCTGGAGACGGTGCCGGTAAAAGCATAGCCGGCAGAATCAAAAGCGCACTAATCGCCGGCGGTATCGGCGCAACGCTTGCGAAGATTGCCAAAGAATCGTTGGAAGCCGGCGGAGCGCTGCAGCAGTCCTTCGGCGGTTTGGAAACGATTTACGGCGAAGCGTCCGGAAGGGCAAAAGAATTCGCCATGCAGGCGGCGGAAATGGGAATCAGCGCCAACGATTACGCAGAACAGGCGGTCGGGTTTGGCGCGAGCTTAAAACAGGCGTTCGGCGGTGATACAGAAAAAGCGGTAGAAGCGGCAAACACGGCAATTATGGACATGACCGACAACGCCGCGAAAATGGGCACGCCGATCGAGAATATACAAAATGCGTACCAAGGTTTCGCTAAACAAAATTACACAATGCTAGACAACCTCCGCCTTGGATATGGGCAGGGGCGTTCGGAGATGGAACGCTTGCTGAAAGATGCGGAAAAGATCAGCGGCGTAAAATATGACATTTCAAACCTTGGCGACGTTTACGATGCTATTCACGTTATCCAGGGCGAGCTCGGGTTAACGGGCGTAGCCGCAGACGAAGCGAAAACAACGCTTACCGGTTCGCTTGGAGCAATGAAAGCATCCGCGCAGAATTTCCTCGCCACACTGTCAACCGGCGGAGACGTATCCGGACCGTTAACGCAGTTAATAACGAGCGTCGGTAATTTCCTGTTTAACAACCTTGTACCGATGTTAACCAACATCGTGACCGCGATCCCGGCAACACTGTCGACACTGTTTACCACGCTCGGCCCGCAGATCGGTTCCGCATTTCAGACAGCGGTCGCGGCGGCACCGGGCATCATCGAGAGCGGCGTGACGATGGTCAATAATTTGGTGAACGGAATTTTACAGGGTTTGCCGGGTTTCATTACGCAAGCGTTCAACCTCGTGCTTCAGTTCGCCACCGCAATTATCACCAACCTTCCGACGATCCTTCAAGCCGGCGCCGATATTATCATGAATTTGGTAAACGGCATTATTACCAACCTGCCGCAGATTCTGACCAGCGCATTTTCGGCGGTAATGGAGTTTATTTCCGGTATCGGTGAGAAACTGCCGGACATTCTTCAGCAGGGTATCGAAATCATCGGGCAGTTAGCCGCCGGACTTATTGAAGCGATTCCGGACTTGGTGGGCAAGATTCCGGAGATCGTGGACAGCATGAAAGAAAAGTTCATGGAGACCGATTGGCTGTCCTTGGGCGGCGACATTATTAAAGGTATCGCCAAAGGTATCGCCAACGCTGGCGGTGCACTGTGGGAAGCGGCGAAGGGTGCCGCTTCCGGACTGCTCGGAAAGTTTAAGGGATTCTTCAACGTTGGCTCCCCGTCGAAGTTAATGGCGGACGAAGTCGGACGGTGGATCCCTGCCGGAATCGCTCAGGGCATCAAGGACAACATGGGCGCGCTGACGGCTGCGGTAGACAACGCCGGAGCATATGGCGCTATTTACACGTCCGACACGTACAGACCGGGCGAAACATACAGCGCCGGTAAAGACATCGCCGACGCGCTTTCGAGGGCTCAGGACGGCTCAAACGTGACCGTAAACGTGACCCTGCAGGGCGACACCGCGAAGCTGTTTAAAGTCATCGAAAAGACCAACACCAGACGCACGAAGGCGACGAACTACAACGCGCTCGCCTATGGGGGCTAAGCTATGCCATTGTTTGTATTTTTCAAAATCGGAGACACAGACCTGACCCCGTTCATGGACGTACAGGACTACGAAATGAACGAAACGCCGGTGTTTGAATCGTGGACCGACGGCAACATGATAGAACGCAGGAACAGCGTAAGGACAAGGCGGAGCGGATCGTTCCGTCTTTCCTTTATCAGCGCCGCCGGCTACAATTCGTTTCTTTCGTTAATGACCACGGCGAAGCAGGTTAACGGTTACTATGCCGTTACGGCTTTCGTCCAGAATACGAACACAACCGAAACGTTCAACGCATACATTACGTACCAGGCTACGAGCAAATGGGACTTTGTAAACAGCCGGGAGTACCGGCTCGTTAACGTTACGGTATCGGAGCTGTAATTATGCTGAATATTCCTGAAGATGTTAAAACGCTGTTCAAGCGTGACGATGTATTTAAGAATTTCCGTGTGCATTTCCCGAACGGCGAAACAACAGACCTTAACAACGATAACGTTGTATCAGAATCGGTAACCTTTACCGAGTCCCTTTGTTCTCAGCAATCCTTCCGTTTCGGCTTGACCGAAGCATCAGAGATACAGTTCACCGCCGTAGGCATCCCAAACGTGCGCGGTGCAACGATCGAGTGCGCGATCGAAATCTGTGTAGACGACCTCGGTGCGGGATGGCTCGCAGACAATGCACCGACCGGCACGGAAGACTTTCTGGACCCGCAGGTGTGCGTGTATGGCTCGCGGAACATGTACCGGGTGCCGTACGGCAGGTTTATCGTGGACACGTGCCCGCGCAATCATGAGAGCATGTGGAAGCGGGAAGTTACGGCGTATACGGAACGGATGGACGATGCGGAGAACACGAATCCGTTTCAGACGGCGGTCATGAATGCCTTTTACCCGAAGGTTGATGAGTACAAGCCAATCGTTAAACCGCTTGCGCTGTCTGTTCTTGCGCAAAGTGAAGCAGACCTGCTGGCGAATGGTTACGTCAAGACCGGCATCCCTTCAAACGGCTTCGGCTTTCCACTGCCTACAAAGACGCTGAAGAAAACAGGCGGGGCAACCGCCAAGGTTCGATTACAACTCAGATACAACGGCAACGCCTTGCCGGTAGCCAACGACATAACCACGGCGCTGTTCCGGATGGATTGGGAAACGTTCTTACAAAGTGACACAATTCAAACGCTGGCGACCGCTTTGGAGCGTTCGAGCATAGATCCCGAAGCATCCGGATACGATTCCTTCTATGAACTCGCGGAGGGCCTGCTGGGGAAGTATTACCTTCCGGGCTTTTATTACGTCTTCGCAAGCTCAATTGACGACTTCGAGTATGTTGCCATCCCGAAAGGCACTAATGCGGTCATGTACCCGTATGTCGCGGGCGTTGACTCATCGGGGACGTATTGGGGAATGCAACCAGGATACCTTGCGTCGATATCGGTTTATGACGTAACCACATCAACAACCGAAATCATTGCGCAAGTAGCCAACCTGCCGAGCGTCAGTTTTTGGGGATACACGGCAGGCACTGACCCGCTCAACGTGGCGTTAAATTTTTCTTCCACGCTTCAGACAACCCGCAAGGGGCTGAGCGGTAACGTTGTGAAGATGTACTCATTTGCAAAAGCCTTCAGCCTTGTGGACCTTGTTCAGGGCTACCTCGAATTGCAGTGCCGCTTCGGTTCGCCATCCCGTACCGGCGGCATGCAAGTCACCACGCTTGACAACACCACGAGCACGGCGGTGCTTCCGTCGGACTATGCTTCGTTGTGGTACGACGAAACAACGATTTCTCCGATCGGATACGTCGCCCTGAAGTTTAAGGACGAAACCGGAGAAGAACAGGATCTCACCGTCCAGATCGGCACCGGTGCATCGGTCTACGATTTGAGCGATAACGAAGTTCTGAAGAACATGGCTTTCACTGTTTCCAAGTCGGAAGCCGAAGCGGGCACGACGATCGAGTCGAAACTGCTGGCATTCCTTAACTCAGTTTTCACGCCTAACATTCCGGATTTATCTTTCGTACCGATCGAGCTTGAAAAGAAAGGCCTGCCGTACTTTGAAGCAGGCGACGCCGTCACGATCACAACCGGAGACGGTCAGACGGTGCCGTCCTTCATACTGCGTCAGACCATCAAGGGCATTCAGTTCCTGCAGGCGGATGTGGAGTCCGCAAACGGGGAAGCCGTGGAGTTAATCGAATCATGAGCACGCTCGTTGTGAAGTACGGAAGCACGGCGAAGAACCGGAACGCATCCAGCGCGGAGTCTGCGGCGCTGTTGTGGTCAAATGACGACCGTACAGCGTCGTTTTCTGCACAGGACGTTACATTATCTCAGGCGGTCGATTCCTTCCGTTATTTGCGCGTTATTTACGCTTATACGACGTCTTCAGCGGAAGACAGTTTTCGCGAGGTTATGGTTCCCGTTTGGAACAACGAACGGAGCGCGTATATGTACGGCTACGTTGCATCTGCAGACACCGGCTATCGAGCTGCGCTGTGCCTGAAGAACAGTTCAAACGTAACCAGGGCGCGCACATTTTGGGTTCTTGAAGGTGGCGAGAAGGTTCATTTTTTCGCATGCAGTAACGTAGGGTCATCCGGAACAAGCAACACCGGATGCATCCCCGTTTACATTTACGGAATTAAATAAAGGAGCGGAACATGGAGAAAAACATAACGCTTACAGTGCGGAGCAAAACCATTGTCGAGCAGTGCCCTTTGCATTGGTCGAGTAATACAGTCGACTACATTACGGCAACGTTCGACCTTGACGAAGAATGGAGCGAGTGCGATGTGGTAAAGGCAGTGTGGTCCGGAAGACGGGCAACCATCGTCACGTTGCTGGACGCTAATAATACGTGCGTGGTACCGCATGAAGTACTCGCCACAGTCGGCAAGGTTATGGTGAATTTGACCGGCACGGTGTACGAGAGTGGCGAAGAATTTACACGTATTACCACATACCCGTTTAATGCCATCACGATAGACGCAACGGCGAAGGTAGACGGAGACGAAACCGCACCGGTTACCCCGTCACAGTTCGATCAGTATGTCGAAGCGGTCAAGTCGGAAACCGAAAAGGTTACCGGTATGACAGCAGTGGCAGAAACCCTTCCGACCGGGTCAGACGCAACCGCAAGTTATTCGGACGGTGTTCTCACGCTCGGAATACCGCGCGGCGATAAAGGCGAGACCGGCGAGCGAGGAGAGCGCGGCGAGCGCGGTTTGACCGGCGAGACGGGCGCAACGGGTAACGGCATCGAGTCTGTTACGAAGACAGGCACGAGCGGTCTTGTAGACACGTACACAATCACATTCACGGATGGTACTTCGACAACGTTCACTGTAACGAACGGGCAGGACGGTTCCGGAGCGGTCGATTCAGTAAATGGAAAGACCGGAGATGTCACGCTTACGGCTTCAGACATCGGACTCGGCAACGTGGACAACACATCAGACTCAGACAAGCCAATCAGCACGGCTGTACAGAATGCGCTTGATGCAAAAGTTTCAAGCGTGAACGGAGAAACACCCGATACTAACGGCAATGTGGAAATTGATGCGACAGACATTGAAACATCGAACGGTGTTGCTGTTAAGTCAGTAAACGGAAACCTCATTACAATCACCGATGCATTATATGGCAAAGCGTTAGGTGTAACCGCAACGCTTGAACCGATTCAAGACCTTCACGGCTATGACCATCCGTGGGCAGGTGGAGCGGGAAAGAACAAGTACAGCGGTGGAACGGTTGTTACTGTGAATAATAAACTGTTTGAGAACGTTGAAGTAGCACCGATTCCGGCAGGAACGTACACTTTATCCGCCGTCATTGGTTCTGAACCAACTGGCTACAACGGTTGCCGAATTGCTTTTCGAAAAGCAGATGGAAGTGGAATCGAAGCGGTTAATCTACCTTATACGGCGAACGCAAGAACGAGCATAACGTTCACGCTGTCCGACACATGTGCAAAAATCTACTTTTATTACTCCGCAACCACCTCAGGCACCGGAAATCAGACATATACAAATGTACAGATAGAAGAGGGTAGCACCGCAACCGCCTACGAACCATATTCAAACATCTGCCCTATTAACGGAAGAACGCAGGTTGAAATCACCAACAAAGATTCTGAAGATGTAGAACAGGCATCCGTTACGGTAGACCTTGGTCAAACCGTTTACGGTGGAACGCTGAACGTTACTACCGGAGAACTTACGGTAGAAACAGCAAATATCGCTTCATACAACGGTGAAACGATTGGTGAACCGTGGTTGTCAAGTATGGATGAATATGTGGCAGGTGCAACACCTACAACAGGAGCGCAGGTTGTCTATACTCTTGCAACACCGACAACCGTAAGTCTCACACCCGCACAGGTTAACCTTCTCACAGGCACAAATATTATTAGTACCAATGCAGATGACCTTCTTATCAGATATTACGCATCTGACCGGACGGGTAACGTTGAAGGAAGTCTTGCTTATCTGTTTGAAAAGATTGAAGAGATACTAGCGCAGATAAATGCGTGACACTGCATTAAATCAAACACAACGCGCAAACACAGGCGCGTTTTTTAGTGGGAAGGGGGAACGGCATGAAAACACCGGACAGTTTCGTGAACGAATACACCGGCAAGGCAATTGACTATGACGGTGCCTATGGAGTGCAGTGTGTGGACGGTTTCAAGGTAGGATGCAGGTATCTCGGCATCCCTGTTATGTCTACCCCTAATAATTGGGCAGATGGTTATTGGACAGGGCTCAATGCAAACGGTCTGCCTAACAAGACCATCCTGCAGTGGATCGCTACATATTTCGACAAGATACGCGACTACAAACAATTCAAGAATGGCGATTGGGTGGTGTGGGGCAAGAACAGCCCCAGCCATCCCTCAAGCCATGTTGCGATGTATTACAACGGATATCAGTTCGGAGAGCGTCAGGGCGGTGACCGCTCTTTTTGTTTAACTAAAACAACCTTCTCCGATGCGCTGGGTGCGCTCCGTCCGAAGGTATGGGCGACACGCATACCGGACTACGAGTCCGACACCACAATCAACGGGCATCTTTACCATCTCTATGGGCAGGGAGACCTGAAGGTGGTGGTGCTCTCTCCGGGACTCAACAAGACCGCACGCATCCAGGAACTTGACACAAACGCCTACGTGTACGCAAAAATCACGGGGTGTAACCTGTTCCAGATGAAGGACGGGCAGTCGGATCCATACGGCACCACATACGGCGACATCTCCGCACCGCTGTGCGGTGTGTATCAAACACTCCCAAATCAGGACAGCACCATGTTCTTCGACCTTGAAACCGGAGAGCATGCAGACTGCACCGGCATCACCATCAACGAGGTTCACAATGTATTCAGCCCGACACTTATCTATCAGCCCGGCAAGAATGTGCAGTATGCCCGTGTTACCGGTCTCAGTCTGTGCAACTATGCAAGCCGGTACGCTTTCGTTATCCGCTACCCGAATGGCAAGTACGTGCTCGGGCTCTCCGATCAGGATCTCACACCGAATCAGATTGCGCAGGACTTCATGAACACAACCGACCTCGAGAGCATTTCCTTTATCGATGGCGGTGGCAGTGCGCAGATGATGCGGTACATCACAAAAGAGAAGCGTGTCGAGTACACGAGAGACACCGGACGCGCTACCGCCGGGTGCATTGCCTTTATAGGTGGCACGCTCCCGTCAGAAGTCACGCAGGACATCACAGAAGCACCACAGCCGGACGAACCGGCAGAAAGTGAGGAAGAACC